CGGCGTTTGCTGTTAAAGCACCAGTTGCTAATAAACCTGCTTGTACAGCTGATGCTGCTAATCCCACAATTAATTTTGTCATTGATATACCAGCTATTACTCCTAAAATACCTGATAAGGCCCATGCATTGTCTAATAACCCAGCCATCATTTCAGCTAATTGTCCTAAAGGACCTCCAGCAATTTTAGCAAATAAATCTTGCATTTTTTCTACAGCAGCATTGAATTTATCTTGAGCACTAACTGCTTCTAAACGATTTGCTACTTCTTCACCTGCTAGAGCAACTACTTGTTCTCTAGACATGTTCATGTATTGTTGTTTTAGTAACTGATCTGATAGTTCATCTGCTTGTAATCCTAATGCTGATGCTACTTTTTCTTGGGCAATAACATTCATATTAGAGAACCTATTAAAATCAATACCTTGATTATTAAGTTCTTTCATTGTTGTTGTTAAATCACCCATTAACGAAGCAGATCTTGCTCTTTCTAAATTAAATTGTTGACCAGTTAATAATTCTGCTTGTAATTCATTTTCAATTGATGATTCAAAATCAAGTAAAGCAGATGCTTGTTTTTTAGCTATATCTAAATTAGTTCCTAAAAGTTTTGCTTGAGCAACAGCTTGTGTTAAAGCAGGAACACTACCTTTAAACATAGCTAATGTTTGACCAGATATTTTACCTACTTCTTCAAGTACTTCTCTTTGATCTAATTGTATTCCATATTGTGAAGATAAAGCTTGTGATACTCCTAAAGCTACTGTTTTAGTTTCTTTCAGAGTTATACCATTAGCTTTAGATAACTTAGCTAAACCACCAGCTGCTTCTTCACTTAATCCTATTTGTTTAGTTAATTTTGTAAATTCAACAACAGCATCATTACTAAAACGAGCATTAAACCCTAATTGTTTACCTAAAGCAGCATTAGATGCTACTAAAGCATTAGTAGTAATAAGAACATTATTGGAAGCAACAGCTAATTCATTAAATTCATTTCTTACTTGGTATGCTTCATCAGATGACAACATTAAACCTTTTTGAAGTTTAGTAACTTGATCAGAAACATCAAATGCTACTTTTTTTAAGAAATTAAATATTGCTACAAAAGGACCTAATAAACCTTGAATATCTTTAAATTTTTCTCCTAATCCTTCAACTGTATCGGAATATGCTTTGGCACCTGCTACTAAAGTTTTACCATCTTCAATTAATTGTTGGTATCCTTGTTTTAAAGCCTCATTAGCTTCTATAACTTTTTCAGTAGCTGTAAGTAATTCTTGGGTTTTGTTTAAATTTCTTTGGTTTTCTCTAGATATACTTTCATATGTTTTAACATCTTGCTGAAGTGATTTTACTATATCTTTACGTTGATCTATTTGTTTTTGTAAAACTTGCTGTTCAACTATATTAGCATTAACTTTTTTATTTTCTAAATGAGAAATAGCTCTTTGTTGAACATCTATCATGGCATCAGTTTGTCTGATGTCTTGTTTTATGTCATATTCGTCTTGAAGAAGGGAATTTATTCGAGTTTGATAGTCTAATTGTTTTTGATTTACTTCAGCTAAATATTTACCTAACTGACTAGAACTATTAGCAGCATCCTCTATATATTTTTGATATTTGTTTTGAAGTTGAGTTAATTGAGCTTGAGCCTCTTTTTCTTTTAATTTACCAGCATACAGTTTATCTGTAAGTGTTACTGTTTTTTTAATATCACTTTCTAATTCACTAGTTAAACGACGTGTCATTCTAGCTTCTTGTGTTAAGCTAGCCATTCTCCCTGCTAATCGTAAAACGTTTTCAGAAAGTTGACGAGAATAGTTAAGGGTTTCCCTTAACGAGTCGTTATAGTCATTTAATGCGTCTTTATCAAATTGATCTGCCATAAAAGTATATTATATGAATAAATATGAAAAGCCCTACTTTCGTGGGGCTTTTGCTGTATATGTTGGATTGATTGGTGGTTTAACAGTTGTGGCTGTTTTGGACTGCATCATTTTTTGTTGCTTTTCAGCGTCTGTTTTTTGTTTATCGTAATGTTCACGAATTTTATGATAAATAAATTCACGATACATTACAGGTAAATTATACACAGTATCCCAATCATAACCACCTTGTCCATAAAAACATATTTCATGGATTTTAGTGAATAAGTATTCTCTATATTTGGAAGTCAGGCCAAAAAAAGCTAACCCCGATAGGGATAACTACGCCCTCCTGTACGTATCCGTCCTTGTCAATAGTAATTGTAGTATCTATATCAGGTGAAATATCGTTGTAATATTTTTTAAATGCTCTTGAGTCTGGTGCTAATAAGTAGTTATCTACAAAATCATAGATTGATGCTTTGTCTGTTTTACCATTAACAGATGTAATCATATGTTTTAAACGTGTTGTGTTTTCATATGAAGCATTAGCATCTATTTTTTGTAAACCTTTAATTTCAGCATCAATAGATTTTTCATCTTTACCTGTTAGTAATTTAAAAGTAACTACATTTCCTGATTTAGGTAGTGTGAATGTGAATTCGTTTTTACCTTGAGTAAACAATGATTCATCTATTTTCTTTTCTTCTAATTTAGTCAAGTCAACAGTGTATTCATCTTCTTTATTTGTTGCTTGGTTTTTAAATTGGAATGTATATTCGTGTCCATATCCTAAAATACGAGCAGCAAATAAAATAGCATTTTTATCTCCTGTAATTAGATCATCTAAATCAATAGGTGATACTACTAAAGATTTTAATAATTTATCAATTGCTGTTCCTTGTTTAATGAAGTTAATATTAGTTAATATATCTTCATCTTTAGCGCTCATATAACGCATTTCAATTTCACCTTTAGCTAATAGGGATGTTTCGGGATAAACAAGACCTTTAGATGGTAACGTAATAACTTCTGTTGGAAATTTTAATTCTGCCATAAACTTAAATTTGTTTTTATATATATAAATATAACGAAAGAATGTTTCCTATAAAAAAACCCGATATTTCTATCGGGTTCTTTATTTTGAATTTTAAATCTAAATTAGTAGTTCAAGATACAATAATCCATACCGATTGTCATAGTAAGATTAACTGCTTCTGTATATGTTGACCAATCGTAATCGTCAAAGTTTGCTGTTTTAATAAAAGCACCTTTAACAACCCATTCAGATACTACGTCACCAACTGGACCTAAAACATTAAATGTAATGTCTTTTTTATAGAAATCCGAGTAACCTGCTCTACCTGTAATAGATTCATATGCTAAACGAGCCCATTCCATTACTACCTGAGCACCTGATGGAGCGATTGGGTCAAATAATGTAAATGTCATGTCTCCCCATAATCTTTTTCCACTACGGATTTTTCTATAAGTGTTGATGTGATCTAGAATAATTTCTCCATCATCAAAATTTACGGCAGTTACTCCTTTGATTATATATGATGGGATACCGTTTACATACATTATAAACCTGTTTGGAACTTTAGGTTCATACTGTGTAAACATCATTTCGTTTGCGTTTAATATAGGCATGTTCTCTCTGTATTTATTGTTTGTTAATTATAAATATTGCTTAAGATGGGAATTCAACACCTGTTGGTAAAATTGTGAAATCTAAAATCACAAATTCAGCAGTTTTAGTTGGTTGAATGTAAATCTGACCAATTAATTGATTTCTATCTACTACACTTGGTGTATTGTTTGATTCATCCATCACTACTTTATAAGCGTATAAACCTTGTCTTTGAACCACACTATCCAAGTATGGGTTGATTTGGTTTAAGAATGCGTTTCTAGTAGTAGCAGTATTTTGTTCAAATACTAATCCACGAGCTACACCACCAATATATCCTTTTAATGCAATTAACAATCTTCTAACATTTACTCTATCTAAAGCTGTTGCTTTTTGTTGTAATGTTTTCTGACCAAATACTACAACACCATTTCCAGGGAATGTAGCTAATGGGTTTACATTATCTAAATATAAGTTGTTTCTGTCGTTTAATGATAATTTTCTTTCAACTTTTATTACGTTTGGAATACCACCTCTAGTAATACCTGCTGGTGCAAACCAAGGCGCTGATACTTCATCATTAAAAACAAATACACCTCCCATTAATACTGAGGCAGGAACCCATACTAATCTACCCATTGCTGAGCTGAATATTTGACACCATGGCCAATATGTTGCTGCGTAGCTTGAGTTTGAAGCATTTGCTGCTGTTTTAGCACTTGTAACTGTACCTCCATAAGGTACTGAGTCAACTACTGCTAAAGCATCTGCTCTTCCTTCACATAATGCGATTGGATCGGCATTATTGGCACCAATATTAATGTTTGCATTTCCACCTGCTAAGAATAAACCAGGAGTCATTAATAAATTAAATTGATATTCGTCTGTATTATTTAATAAGTTTAAAGCTACTGCATAATCTTCAGTTGTAAATCCTTGAGAATTTGTTACACCTGAAACAATATTTTCATACATGAATCTTGATAATGAAGTATCTACTACTCCACCACTAAATGCACCTGCTATACGTCCATCCCCATTTGCTGGTAGGCTTCCGCTATATAATGCAGATTGATATAGTCCATTATTATCAAATGTATTATATTGTGCTTGAGGAACACTTGCTACTCTAACATATCTTGATGCATTTGGAAAATCACCTATGTAATCAATATATCCTTGACCATCTGCTACTGAGTATGTGTAAACTGGTTTAGTATTACCAATTACTCTAGCAATGTAGTTAGGTTGATTAACATCCATTGATAAGTTTGTCCAAGTTTCAAGAACGTTTGGTTGAGCATCTGTATCGTTACCACTTCTGATAACTAAAGTAAATGTACCTTGTGTAGTATTTACATTTTGAACTTGCCAACGTACGTTAGTAGCACTACCGCTTACTAAAGCTCCTGAAGATAATACCGAACCTGAGTTGTTCATTTGAGCACCCCATGCTAATGTTTCTAATTCAAAACATTCGGTTCCATCAGCTCCACCAGCGAATGTTCTGTCAACACTTGATGATACTATATGGAATGAATTTCCTAATGCTTCATTTTCTAAAGGATATCCTAAACTAGCAGTTACAGCTACTAAATCTGCTGATGAACTAGCAATAATGTGGAATGTAGAATATAATGAATTAATTTTATTAACAATATTAGTTGCTGTATCAGTAGCAGTAGATCCTGTAGCAACATAATATATAGGAGCAGCATCAATGCCACTACCAGACATAATAAATTTACCGTAAGAATCAGCTGTTGTACCATTTAATGATCCTGTTAATAGGAAAAATTTAGTACCTGTACCAGCATCATCTACCTGAAGTCCTGCCATACTCATAGAAGAGGTTGCATTTAACCCTGCTACTGTGATACTTGCAGATGAAAAGTTTTCTAATACTGAACCTGTTCCAGCGTGTGTAATTCTAGTTACTAATAACGTATTTCCACCGTTATCAAAATAATTTTTAGCTGCTAATGAAGTGAAATACTCCATAGAGCCATTTGTTCCGTTGCTAAAAGTAGTTCCAAACTTTGCAACATAGTCACTATACGTAGTAACTAGAGTCGGAACATAAGGAATACCATTAACTGTAGGACCAACAATCGCTGCTCCCGCTACGATTGGGCCTTGAGTTACTGCACTCTGGTCATTTTCATTGGTGTAAACACCAGGAGAAATAATTGCTTCTGCCATTTTATGTTATTGTTTTTAATTTCTAATAGAGTTTGTTCTAATAATAAATATTCTAAAAACCTTATAAAACAACACTTATTTTATTCAAGAGCACCTGTTTCTAAATTAACTTGCTTATCACCGTACTTATCGCCTAATTTTCCTATTATTTCTAATCTTTTTTCATTTACTTCGTAAACTAGATCAGATAAACGGGTTTTTTCTTTATTTAAATTTTCTAAATCTAAAGATAATAAACCTAAATTAAATACCGCTGTTTGGTATTCTTGATAAATGTTTTTGAATTCTTGTAATTCTTCTGATGTCAGATGTGTTGGATTTTCTGTTTGTTTTATCATAATTATAACTTGTTATTTATTCTTCCCATTTATTTGCGGGACATGGATTTACTTCTGGGTTTTTTAATGAAAATATTTTTTTATTTAATGGACATAAACATATACCACAATAATAAAATTCAATTATATTTTCATTTTCTTGTCTGTGTTCACACCCGTTACACACATTTAGTCTTTTTTCGGCTAATTCTTTCTCTTCTGGTGTCGGGTTAGCTGCTGTTATCCAAGCATTTGCTATTTCTTTAAACTTTCTTAACATAACGTAATGTTTTTTGTATTATACGAAAAATATTTTAGTTCTACAACTCTCCTGCGCGAGAATTGGCAAGATTTGATACTACTTCGGTTCCTATTGATATAGTTGATTTAGAAAAGAATTGTTTCTTACCATTTGTAGCCATATCCCTATTAATAGTATCAGGAATAATATAACCATAAAGTGTTAAGGTCATACTTGTTTTAGCTATACGTTGATCACTAATACCATATTCATTAGTAGAATCAAATCTATCAATATATGTTCTAAATTGGAAACGATTCTTATCACCCCAATACGAATCTGATGCGAATTCTATAGATTCAACTATTTTATTGTTTTCCTGTATAAAGTTAGTTATAATAGCGCATTCATATGTTATATTAACATAATCCGGTACAGGAGTTAAATAGAATTTTTCAGATGGTTGTATATTATTTAAAATATCAAATGGGGTATACTGGTTTTGAGAATTATATCTAGCTCTAGCAACAGCAAAATTATTTACATTATTACCATCTAATTTATTTGCTAATGTTCTGTTTTTTTCAAATCCAGTTCTTCTAACAATAATGTATGGGTGCATTGCTTTCCCATTTTTATCTCTAAAATACCCATCTTTTTGAACAGATACCCATCTTTCAGCAGAAGCATAAGCTACTGGTACTGGTATTTGATTACCATTTTGAACTATGGTAGGTTGAATAATATTATTAAAATAAAAAAATACAGCATCATCAATATCTTGTAACCCAATTGAAAATGGTTTAATATTATCTTCAATGTCAGTAGATATTTGGCTTGCTCTATTGATTTGATCTTCAGGTAATATAGGTTTTGTACCTGGTATGTACGGTTCTATATATTCATTTAGAGCACGAGCTGGTGTATTTGGTAATATTGGTAGTTGTTTTGCCATTATCTAGTTTGAGTTAATCCTAGTGATTCTGGTGATACATAATGAGCGTTACAAATTATTGAAAAACTTGCTCCGAAGTCATCTAGGTAAGCGCCTCCATAGTTGTATTGAGGTACTTTACCTACTATGTCTTGGTTTTCGTTTACTAAATTAATTTCATAATAATCATTATTCCATAACACAACATCACCAATTTGAGGTACTACATTTTGGTCAACTAAATCTCTTCTTAAAAATCTAAATGAAAAATTTCTAGTAAAGTCAGGTCCTATTTCATTATCATAATCACCTTCATAATCACCTCTATCAATTAAACATTGAATTAAAACAGGTGGATAATACATTTTAGTACCATCAGCTGCTTCACCATAAACATTCACAGAAGTTTCATCTAGTGATATTTGGTAATACCCTACGTTTTGTTCAATTATGTTATGAATTAACTCTCTGTTAATAACATGAAAGAATGAAATATCTCTAGATGAACCGTAAAAAGCCATAATTATTTATTTAGTTTAAATTAAGGACATAATGCTGCTGGGTTTATCGGATACCCATTAGTATCTATATCTTGACTTCTAGAAACAACATCTGTAAGTTTTTGCATATGCCAGTATGCATTTCCTCCATTAAATGGAATAGTCCCTCCAGCATCTGTAAACACTCTATTGAAATTACCTTCTATCCAAACTGTATCAACTAAACTAAGCGAACAAGCATCAGAAGGATCAGATGTTGTTGATATAAGTGCTTCAAATAAATTAGAAGATGATGGAGAAGGTGTTATACTTGGTGTTATACTTGGTGTAATACTTGGTGTTGTGCTAGGTGTAACACTAATTGATATACTTGGTGTAACAGATGGTGTAACACTAATTGATATACTTGGTGTTATGCTAGGTGTAATACTAATACTAGGAGTAATTGATGGTAATGGTTCAGGAGAGCAAATTCCTTGTGCATAAAAATTACCTTCATTATCCCAAGCATCTACACTACGAGCACAAAGACCAAAATCAAAACTTGCACTATCTACAGTAGTAGTATTCCAAGGTATTCCATTACAATCTGTATAATACACTGTTACAGGTCCTGTTAATACCCAACCACGACAAGTTGTATCAGGATTAGAACATAAATCTCCAGTTAATGAGTATGATCCTGTATCGCTTGAAGCTATTATAGATGTAGCACAGAATGATCCTGATATACCGAATGGTACACTTATATTTTGTAAATTGTAGTTACAATCTGCATATTTTATTGTTAATGTTGAATCAAGTACGTCATTAACAAATGAATATTCAAAACAACATTCACCTAAATTAACACTAAATGTAGCTGTTAAAGATGTATTATCTATAAGTTGCCATCCTGTTAAAGGAATATCAGTATCGGTATAATTTATAGGTGTTCCATCATATGGCCAATATAAAATTGTCCAAAACACACCAGTCCATACTATTTTCATTCCATATTGAGTTGATTCCCAATAAGGACGTCCATTTTCATATCCTGCAAATACAAAGCTTACGTTTAACATTTATATATTTTAATTACAAGGGTTAGTGTTACTGATTGTTCCTACCTGCCAATAAATATTGTCATTACAATCTATTGTTTTATCATAGCTACCACCTGGTGTGGTTCTAAATTGTCTTGAACCAGTATTGAAATAGTTTTTAGTGGTTGCATCCCAAGCTGATATGTTTAATTGAGCAGCTACTTCATCTATTCTACAAGCAAACCCATAATATTCACTTGCAGCAAATATTAATCCTATTATTTTAAATATTCCATCAAAGTTAGCTACTAAAGCTGATCCTGAGTCTCCACCTACTACAGGAAAAGGGCATTGTGCACTAGTTCTAGTAAATCCTATAATTTTACTAAAAGTTACAGTAGTTAGAGTTCCATCTAAATTATAACCAGATGGCGGTGGGCCTGATGATCCTACAGGTACTGTCATATTCAAAGCAAAAGTTGTTAAACTACATAATGAACCTGATTTTACCCCTGATGTCCTTCCACTGCTGTATAGTACTGGGTTGTTATATAATAGTAAGTCTATTTCAGATGTTGTAGCAAAAGGCATTGCTGCTGCATAAGTAAAGCCATATTGTTTAACAGATTCAGAATTTGTTACAGTTGATGAATCTATTGTAACTAGAGCACCATCTACCTGGTTATAAGCATTAGCATGTATAGGGACATATCTTACTACTTCTCCTATAATATATGCTGGGCTTGTGTTTGGTGGGGTAGTTTCCCAAGGTGAAGGTTGCCATACATTATCTTGGTATTCATTTATAGGTGATGCATTTCTTAATGCTGTATAGAATGGGTTTCCTACTACAACATGGTTATTAGTTACTCCTACTAAAGCATTTTTAGCATTATCTACTGCTATAAACCCTAATGTACCCATTTTGCCTGATTGGTTCTGTGATATTGTAGAGATACCCCCTTTTAAAGGTCTAATATATCCTCTATTTCCAGGTGGTATATTACCACCATATATAATTCCTTCATAATCAAAAGGTGTACTCCAATTATAACAAGTATTTAAAGTAGTAGAATCACATGACATTAATTCTATTTTTCCAATTTCAACTACATCAGTTTTGTAAGTAACACCATCAATTTCAATTTCTTTAGGTAATAATTCGTCTTCAGGTATTTCTTCAATAGGACGTTTTTTATCTACAGTAAAAATAACAGCATGGTCTTCTGTATATTCTCTATTTGTAAGCTTAAAACCGAAACCTACCCCAACATAGTCTGGGGTGGATTCGTATAATTCTTCTATTTTTTTATTTGTTATCATAGAATATCTAAATATTTGTAAATTGTATTAACTCCTACATTTGGTGACACTGGTGGTGTTAAACTAGGTGTTGGTGTTGGTGACATTGATGGTGCTGGTGGTGGTGGGTTTAATGCTACTGTGTTACATTCTATTGAAGAATTAAAAGTAGCTCCAAATAATTCTAAATTACTATATACTGTTGTTATTGCATAAGTAGTTAAATCAACTTGGTATATAATTGATGTAGGTTGTGGATTCTGTTTACTAAAATATAAATTCCCATTTGATTCAAATAAGTAGAATTGAGTAACATTTTGTGTAAACCCTATAGATGTTATATCAGTTCTAACTTCTTGAGTTCCTATTGGGTAAGAATATTGAGTTAAATAAACACTACTACCAGTTCTTCCTATCGTTATTATTTTGTTATTAGATGTTAATAACATGGAATCTACAAACTGATCATCAAACGTAAATAATGTTGTTACGTCACCAGCTGTAACGTTTGTATCAGTTATATCTAATGATACTAAAGCACAAGTATTAATTGCTGGTGCTATTGTTGTTAATAATGTATTGTTGTTTACAGGTGCTAATAATGTAAAGTAATTTCCAAAAGCAGATGTTATACCAGATACATTAATTGTTCTATTCAATGTTAATACATTAGGAGTAGAAGTAGGTACCCATTCTTTAATAGTATCTGTTTGATTACCTTTCCAATATTTAGTTGAAGTATGAGCTTCAGCAAAAGCATTAGATGAAAAATCATTAGGTAATGTAACCTGTGTTGATGTATTATTAACCACATTGTATAAATAAGTCACCGGTTGATTAGAT